TCACTTCTGTTCCCTCATACCACCCCCTCTCGTCACAAATCCATTCTGGTATCGTAATAAGATATTCACCACTTACTGGGTCGATCTCTACAGTCGTAAAATTTTCTTCGGAATTTTTTTGCATATCTTTGAATCCTGTATTCATTTTTTATATATGAAAACTTTTTTTTTATTAGAGTGTTATCGAGATCGGACTTTGGGTCGTTTATAGCTTAAAGTAGTAGGGGGTTTTTATATACGGGGGGCACGGCAACGGTTAACATAAGGGGGGCAATAACCCCCCACTGCTGTATCACGAACGAATGATATCAGACTGTTGTATACTTAGGGTTGTTAAAGTTGGCATAACTAAATTGCTCACGATTGACCAACTTAAATGTACCGTACTCATTGGAGTAGACATAACCCTCACCACCGATTGGAGTTTGACCGATATATGCCTTTGGACCATTATTACGGCAGAGATAGATAGCATCCTCTTTAATCGACTTAACTAACAACCAGAAACTGATGAGTTTCTCATTCATAAAGGTAGAAGCAATCACGGGACGATTCTCACGAATACAGGAATTGAGTTCCTGTTTAATAAGTGTTGCTTCCTTATCTGATACGAACTCAACGTCCTGTGCCATCACCCTTGCGAAAGAAATTACGTCGTCTAAGTCATGGAATCTCTTCAATCCGTCATCATACAAACCAGACGCAATCGTTGCCAGAGGTTTCACGAACTTACAATAGAATGTGTCTGTGATTGTGAAGTTCATCGGATGTGCGATTGCGTCCCTTAAGTCACTCTCTGCTGTGTAGTAAGTATGAGGTGCCACGATAATCTCCTCTTCTACGGTATCATCGAATTGATACGTGATTGTGTTCGGTGTGTATTCATCAGTGCCACCGAATCCGATGAAATCCCCCTGAAAGATACCTCCGTTTTGTGGAAGATAGTCAAGGCACTTATGGAGGATTGTTGCAACATTGCCTGTATGGTTTGCATCAATGTCCTGATGCGATTCGTTGATTTTGATCTTTACTTTGTTGAATACGGACTTTGTACCCACAAAGAAATTACCGGTCGCAGGATTAGTCCCCCATACGATTGCCGGTGCCCCATCCATCTTCACGGATAGATTGCCCTCATTACGTAGACAACTAAGAGCACTTAGGTCCCCAGTGAGAATGGAATCTTCGGGGTGTTCGATGTGCTTGTTTTTCATACTGTTATTATTGCAGGTTTGAGGGAGGAAATCAAGTGGTCTTGTGCCACTATGCCAACCGCATACCGGAACGGAACTCAGTGGTGAAAAACTCAGTACCGTTCCACAGACGGACGAACCATTCAAAGTTTTTCTGAAAGACGTTCTCGCCAGAGTAACCGAACGCAGCACAAAGGGCATTGAGACGGGATTTGGTGGTGTTGCTCTGGTATCCACCGTCATAGAGTTTCAGAGAATTTTCGTCGATCTCAGCGATCAGGTTGCCGTGTAGGTAGACCTTGCTGATACCGTCCTCAAGGGTAACGCAGGTGTTCGCAGAGGTCCAGTTCGTGTTAGCTTCGATTGCCTGGATCATCTGAGTTTCGATTTTACGCATGAGAGGCAGGTAGAAAGGGTTTAGAGGTGTGGTGAGGTGCTGTCCCCTCCACTCCTATAAGATACACGATTTTGGGGGTCTGTGCCGTTTTAGTGGACACTTTGACCAACTGGCACAGGGTCGGCCGGTCTGAGTGTTACTTAGTGACACTACAGTGAGTGTTACTTAGTCTCCACCATTTCCTGCTGATACTGCATCATTTGCTCCTCTACAACTTCATCGACACTCTCTTGAATCACCTGATAGATGTAATCAATGTTTCCTACATCATCAAAGATACGTGCAACGAGTGCAGGATCTTCTACGGTGTTAACATAATCAAACTCACCATCTTTATCCTTTAGATGACAATCATTCTTAGTATAAATCCACGCGGCACACTCTGCATCTTCTCCCTGTTCTTTGATCATACTGTTAACACGGTCTTGAAGTTGCTTGAGAGTGTAGTTCATGAGTTTGTGTTACTTAAGGACAGAAGGGTTAGTGTTAGTTACCGAAGAACTCATCGTGACAATCAGCAACGAAATCTATCAGTTCGTCGGTACAATCAAGACCGAAACGATCACATACCCAATCGACACACATTTCCAGATCAGGCATCATCTCCAGCATGTAGTTTGCAAGGTCTGATGCAATCTCTTCCTTGAGACGGTTCATATCACTTTGCATGGCATAGGTGCAAGGGTCGGTGTAGGTTTGGTTTTGAGTGGTTTTGTTCATGACTCTACAATACACGGTTTTGGGGTCCAAAACGAAACCTTGTGCCACTTTGACCAACTGTCCATCGGCGGCTGACCTGAGTGTTACTTAGTAATCTATCTTACCGTTGAGATATCCTTCCACATCAAACTTCTTATCATCTTCTCCCTCTTCTTTGTATTCAATCACATCATAAATCTCACCCGGCATATCATTAATCTCAGAGAAAATGTCAGTGTCGAAAGTGTCGTAATCCATTTGAAAAAAAGTGTTAGTTAGTGAGTGAATGAGTAAGGGTTACTTAGTCTATAAGTTCTTTCATCATGTTATTAACCTCGATTCCGTCTATCTTAACATCGTCCCACTTACATCCGTCTGGAGTCTCTTTACTTCCGGCATCGTGGATGATACTTACCATGTGTCCATAAGTTCCACCCTCCCTTGCAACATCACATGCAAGTTCATACAAACCGCAATCATTTCCGATCCAGAGAGCAACATTCCAGGTCTCCCAATTTGTCCAACCGTTGTAACCTTGCATTCGGTGAATTCCTGATGACTTAACTACAATACACGATTTTGGACCCTGTGCCGAAACCTTGTGCCACTAGTCCGACTGTCCATGGTCGGCCGACCTGAGTGTTACTTAGTGGGGAAATTACGACAGACGGCATCACATAGACGCCGCACCAATTCATTACTCAATTCCTGAGAAATAATGCCACTAAGTTCACCATCAACAATTGCGTCAATATCTTCCATCAACTGCTCACGACTCGTTAACATCTCAAGTGTGTCGTTGTTAATCATTTTTGGAGCAAATTTCTCAACTGAAACTACAATACACGATTTTGGTGCCCTGTGCTCATTTAGTGGACGGTTCCACGATTAGCACAAGACACCAGTTTAAACTGTGCCGATCCACGAACTGGCACACTAATATAGATCTGCAGTATCTTTTATACTAATATTAATATTCTCATCACCCTCTAGTCCCAAAATATCAACCCAATTGATATTCTGCAGGTCTAGATCTTCATAACACTCAATGTCTAATGTAACACTTACAATGCGTTTCTGTGCGTACATGTGTATCTCGTGCAATGTTTACGTATTATATCATGCGTAATGTTTGTATGCAAGCTCGTTATAATCACATGACTCTCGTGCGTATTCATCATCCATCTCGTATGCATCATACATGTTATATTGTGTATGTGCATCTCGCATCATATACTCACACATCTCGTCGAGATCATACGTATAAGACTTATGGTTATACTCGTATGTAAACTCGTAGTCGGTTTCGTACATGGGTCTCGTCGAGATTTGTATGTTACTTGTATATTATACTGTTATCTCGTCGAGATGTCAAGTGTTGTCTCGACGAGATCCATAAGCATTATTTATAAGTCTAAACGATAAAAATGTGTGGGTCTCAGGATTTTTATGTGGGGGTGGTTGACAGAATGCTCCGAGTGTGATAGCTTGCAGGCAAAGGTCACAAGTCTCAGAAGGTTTATAAGGCATAAGATCTGAGGTTTAGAAGAGGTTTATAAGAACTTTATAAGAGTATTAGAGAACGTTTATAAGATAATAATTCACAGGTTTTCCACACAAATAATAAGGTTTATCCACAGAAATACAATACTTTTCCACAACTATGTAAAAAACTGTTTCATATTTATAATCATATTAAAAACCTATTTTTTAACCTATAATGTATCCGTTGTTACTGTTAATCATAGATACTCTCTCTACTCTTCACATAAGTCAAATCTTCCCACTGATGAGGATAACAACAAAGCAGAGTATGAATATACTTGTGTTTCTCCTCTCTTGTATACTCACAGTTAGGTTTAGGTTTCACTCCAGTCTCAATCGTAATATAAGCACTATCAACAAAGTATATCCATCCTTCATGTATAATACCATGATGATTCCATATTACATAATCATTGATCTTTGGAACATAACTCATGAGTACAATATTGCTTCTAATGGATTTAGGTTTAATTGCATTGCACTATAAGGAGTTGTATCATTAATCAATACTTCCTTACCTACCTTCTTTGAATTAATCGGTGCATAATACTTTCCCTTCTTTGTATGATAAAAACCCCAGATGGTTAATACTCTTTTCTTTGTATAAACATATTCATCATGATGGCACAACCAAATAGACATAACATTACGTTTGTATTCCTTGATCTGATAAGAATATCTTTCGGGTGGTTTATGTGGAAAGTTATCAATCATTGAATACGAGTGATTTTAATTCTTTTGGGTGATACTCCATCAGCAATGAGTCCATCATACTGTTCCTTACATTCTTCCTTTGTGATATCGGTCTTGACTATTTCCCATCCTGTTGTTCCTTCCTCCTCAATCTTATACAGTTCATTCTTATTGCCATTACTATTACTATTTGATTTGATTGTGAATCCTTGTGCCATGAATGATTACTAAGTGCAGAACAGATCAATTATACCATTCTCATAGTCACCCGTCAACATTAGTTTCTGAGCACTTATGATGTTTTTCAGACATTGTTCCGGATAATCATTGGTCTGTTGTTTCATGTCCTCATTCAACAATTGCATTGCCTGGTTATCATTCTCCGCAATAAGATTAATCAATCCACCATATTCGGACTCAGGGAATGGCACCCAGTAATCAATGATGTAGAGATATTTGGCGTTTGATTTCATAATATTAGTTCATCCATACCTTAATCGGTCCTCATACATTTTAATCTTATCGATTAATTTGTCATGGTTGACACTGGGTACCAAAAATTCACGACCCTGAGCAATACTATAACTATTGGCACGATGTAAAACATGACGTAGATACTTTAATTCTTCCGCATTAAAATTCATAGAAACTCCTCCATATAATAATCCACCGTCACCTCCAACTTTGCAGCTTCTTCTTCAAAGGAAGCAATTAAATCTTCCTCCTTCGGAATATCAAGTTCAACACCATCAATTACAATCTTATACTCACCAGCATCAATCTGGTGCACATTGTTTGGCATCTTTGGTTGATTCTTCTCCCAGTCCATATAGGCACGGAGCAAATCTTTCACTTGTTTGTCCATTTTAAAAAGAGGGTTCGCAGATTGGATCGTGTTGAATGTCGCAGATTGATGAGTCCATATTATCATAGATCTCCTTCAATCTATTATAAAGTGATGGTGCACTACCATAACGTTTAGCAATGTGATGTTCATCACTGTGGTCTAAAAGTTGTAGTGCAGAGAGAATAACACCTAGTTCATGAACATTCAGTGCTACATTCTTCTCAAAAGTCATTGTGCTTTCTGGCATTACTACATCTCTAATTATATCACATCAGACTGCAATCTCCAGTTGTTGAAATTGAATGTGGTCATCGCAGGAATCATCATCCTGCAAATCAATCATCTCAGTATCAGTGAGACAGGTGAGTTTACCAAACAGAAAGTCGATAAACTCATGGTCTTCTGTGGTAAACATTACCAGATCTCCGTCCAACGTTTGTGGTTTACTTTAGTGATTCTACCTTCGGTCAACATGTTGTCACAAACTTTACAGAAAACTTCAAACTTTTCTATTCGGGTGAGTGTATCTGTATCGATGCACTTTGACATCACCCGGATCATTTTTTGCTTGGAACTGATCATGAAAAAAGTGAAACAATGATAGAAAGGAAATACAACATCAGCAGTAGAGTGGTCTGTACTCCTCACGGGGCATTTTGTCTAGGTTGAAATCAGTAACTTCGGCACCTTTGGCAATACGTGAGGCAACCTCATGTTTGAAGTCAATCATACCAATAGTGCTGTATGATTTCTGCTTGCTATCACGGAAAGTGACACGTTTTTGGAAACGCTTAACAACAGTCTTCATACCCTTCTTTTCACATGCCTCG